CGCGGCTCAGACGCGGATTAGCACAGGTGTGCTAGTAAAGGTAAGGTTAGCACATCCGTTCGCCCTATCTCGAACATACGTTCTCATTCTCCGCCTCCCGTGCCAGCACCACCCCACCCGACCCTCCCCTCCCCTCCCCTCCCCTCCCCTCCCGACCACCTAGCACAAACGTTCGCATCATTAGTTCTGTATACCATCCTTATCCATAATCCATAGGGGACTAGGGGAGAGGGGAGAGGGGTATTAGTATAAGGATGGTTGGGGCCTTCACGCGATACACGGGCAACCCGGCAGCTTGCCAAGTAAAGATTGGATGGGATAAGATGAAAGGGGCTGGTAACGGAATATGTACCATCCCATCTATTCTAAATAAGGAGGATGAGACGAAATGAAGGACGAGAAGGACGAGCAAACGACGCAGGTAGGGCGAGAATGCCCAGGTTGCCACGGAACCTGTCACGATTGTGGTGGCGTCGTGGCTGAAAGCAAGAACGTCGGGCGCCCCCGCATCTACTGCTGCCACCCATGCAAGACGAGGAAGGTGGGCCGGGACTGGTACAAGCGGAACGTACAGGCTCAGGCGCGGGATGGGCGGTATACGAGGCACCACGTCGGCACCGTACTCGATACGGAGGAGATGGTGGCAGCGAAGAAGCTGGACAGGAAGGAGGCGCAGAGGGCGGTCGACGCGCACAAGGAGAAGGGCCACGATGGGAAGAAGTGCCCTGGCACCATCCTACGCTCTCCGGGCACCTGCCTCCTCTACGCGACCCTACAAGACCAGGTACGTGAGGCGATGGGGTTGGAGCCGAGCGTCGTCCAGGCCGTCCGTACGGCCAGGGCAAAGAGAAGGGTCGAGGCCGGGGGCGATTGGGAGCCGAGTTGGATGGTCGACGACGACCGGGCGCGGGGGTGTTGAGAATGGATTGGATTATAATACCGTAGTACCAGATTGACTTCATCTCATCTCATCTAATCTAAAGGCGCGAACGATACTTTGGGGCGGCAAAGTATGTCACCCGCTCGTCAAACGATACTTGACGTACTCTCACTTTCACGTTAACGTAAGGGTCGGGGGGTGGGCGCTCTCGTTCGTCTTGTGTTCAAACAATCAACCTCAGCTCCGCGCCCAGCCCCCCGGATGAAATGAAAGGAAGGAAAGGAAGGTAACGACGTGGCTAAGACAAAAGCGAAGACGAAGACGAGCAAGTCGAAGAACCTCCCGCCCTGGTTGCAGAAGGGGAAGGAAGGCGAGGAGAAGGAAGGCGCGAAGGGTAAGGCGAAGGGCAAGGCGCCGCCGTTCAAGAAGAAAGGAAAGAAGTAATGGCGTTTGGAACAGAACGAGGCCCACGCAAGAGGTACGCCGCACCACGGGAACCAACCAAGCTACAGCCAAAGAAGGAACGTAAGGCCATGATGCCAGCTACCGACAAGAAGCCCCTACGAAAGCGGCCTAGTGGCATGAAAGAGTTAGGACACCGCATCTTCGGGTGCTAACTGCTATGCCGTCCTCCCCAGCAGATACCATCAACGTATCTGCGCTAAATGAAACAGAGTGGACGAAGACCGTCCTCACCGTACCTTCCGAGGCTGGTGAGATTGTACGCTTCGACTACGACCTGCTTCAGCAGCGGATGGCAGTTGAGGACACGCCGAGGAACGTGTACGTCAAGCCCCGGCAGATTCGTTGCTCCTCACGACTCATGGCGAAGCACGTTAGGCAGGTGACGACGCGGTTCGGGTGGAACCTCCTGGTCATCACGAAGGACGACCCCATGACGGCGGGGTTCCGCATCCGCATCAAGCACCACCTAGACGACCTGGCGCGGGTGGGACTGTGCCCGACGATGGAGGGGGGGAAGGACAACAAGGACGAAATCTTCTTCAAAGACCTTGAGTCACGCATCATCTTCGCCTCAGCAGAGCAGAAGGTGGCTGGGCGCTCCTTCACTGCTCATGGCGTACTGGCGAGCGAAGTGGCCCACTGGGGCGCCAACGCAGGTGAAATCATTGGCTCCATCATCCCCGCCGTCCCGATGTATCCAGAAGGACTCGTCGACCTAGAAAGCACACCGAACGGCGCATCTGGGCCGTTCTACGACTACGCTATGGCAGCGCAGTTCGAGGGTAACAACCCTGACGACCTCTACCGTCTCCACTTCTACCGCTGGTTCGACGAGCCGAAGTACAAGCTGAACGTCGACGAGCAGATAATGGAATCGTTCTCACCCTCAGACGAGGAGCGTGAGCTGATGGCGCGTCACGACCTGACAGTCGGCCAGGTTCTTTGGCGCCGGATGATGAAGCGGGAGATGAGCAAGACGGGACTGCCGTTTGAGCAGGAGTACCCGGAAGACCTCATGTCCTGCTTCCTACTAGGCGGCAACTCGTACTTCGACGAGAAGGCCCTACGTCACATCATGGAGGGGGCGGCGAGGCCGATGGACAACGTACCTGAGCTAGGTGGTGTGAAGTTCGAGGGATGGAGCGAGCGTATACCCGGACGCGACCAGTATTGGGTGCAGAACGGACTCGCGGTGTACGAGTACCCCGTGCCGGGCGAGCAGTACATCGTCTACACCGACCCGTCCGAAGGTCACAAGCATTCGGACAACGGCGCCATCCAAGTCCTCCATGCACGCACTCGTCACCAAGTCGCCTCCCTCGCGCTCAAGGCGTACCCGAACAAGCTAGGCGCGATGGCCTGCGCAATCGGCGCCCACTACAACAACGCCCTCCTCGCTATCGAGCGCAACAAGATTTCCGCTACCGTCCTCAAGGCGGTTGACCTCGGCTACCCAAATCTGTACTATGAGGAGGACGAGGAAGACCCGGAGAAGAGGCGGTACAAGGCTGGGTTCTTCCTCACGCGAGAGCACCGCGAACGCTCTCTCGCCGAGTTCAAGGAGGACGCGGAGGCAGGGATGGTAGTCATCCGTGACGCCCCCACCATCCGCGAGATGTATAACTTCACATGGGAACAGCTCAGGAAACGGGGAGATTTCCAGTGGAAGGCGCAGGCCAGCTCAGGTGCGTTGGACGACCGAGTGCTCTCCCTCGCATGCGCGAACTACCTAGCTGGTCGAGTTCATGTGACAGCAGCAGGCGACAGGCAGGTCGAGCGTACCGTCCGTCCGGGCGCCAGGTGGATTTAAGGTAGATGCGTTAGATGGCACGTAAGAGCGTCAAGAGGCCAACCGAAACCTTCGTCTCTACCGACCCATACCAGAACAAACTTGCCTCACAGGTCGCCGCGCAGTACGTCTACCGCACCCAGTTCTGGAAGCCAGCACACGACCGTATGGACTTCCACTACGCCATGTACCTCCTCATGGACGCTATTCAGCAGTCCAAGCCGCCGGGCTACTTCCGCTACATCTCGAATGACCCACAGACGACGGCAAACAGCGCACATGCGATAATGACGCGGAACGATGTGTTCTGGGACTCCGACGCCATCTTCCAAGACATGAAGCAGGACGAGCGGAAGACAGCGCAGGAGGTGGAGTACGCGATGGCGGGAATGGTGGACGACATCGACCTCATCCTACTCTCTCGCGGCGAGCCTACCTTCTGGGAGCAGGCCGCATGGTATGCCCTCCTTCGTGGTTGGATATGGGCGAAGGTTCATGCGACAGACGAGGCTCAGGTGAACAACAACGGTGCGCCTATCGTACCTGAGTTCTTTGACCCACGCATGTCCCTCCCGCTCTTCGACAACCGTGGTCTTCACTCCTTTATCGCTACCAAGCCGACCACGCTGGCAGAGCTGCTAGGCGAGTACCCGGAGAACGAGCGGTTGACGGACGTGGTTGGTCAAGGCGACGAGTACGACCTCAACCTCAGCGCCCCAGCGTACAAGATGGAGTGGTGGGACTTCAGGCGTTTGGGGATGACCGGCGTGCTCGCCGTATGGCCGAGCGACACCTACTACTCTCCTCTACTCATTCAGTCCTCGTCTGGTGTGCAAGCATTCAACGGTGTCTGGGTGCAGGAGCCGTACGAGCACGAGTACACGCCGGACAACGCGCCCATCGTCGGTGTGCCTGTAAACGGCCTACCTAAGATGTCTCGACCGTCCGTCAACATTGCCGCTCAGTCCGCTCTCTCCGAACGTGCCTCCCGACTCAGCATGTCCGTACCTAGCTGGTATGGCGACAAGGGTGAGATTGCCGAGCGCGGTCGCTCCATCTTCGCCTCTGTGGAGGAGCAGTACCCCCAGTACAACGAGGCTGTGGCGATGGTCATGCAGAACTTGGGCAATGAGGCATACGGGACGTGGGTGTTGCAGACGAGGAATGGCGAGCTGCCTCCATTCGAGATTGGAACGGGCGCGGTGAATGCCCTCCGACTAGAGGAGCGTGCTCAGCGTATTGGTGGCAGTCCGGCGAACCCCGATGCCTACCGCATCCTCCAACTCCTTAACGAGGAGAAGCAGAGGGGAACGCTCTCGCACATCTTGCAGGGTAGTACGCCAACCGGCGACAACGCCTTCCTTTTCCAGCAGGTACGTAATACGGTACTCAACGGACTCGTTCCATTTACGAAGGGTATGAAGAACTTCGGGATGAAGGTGGGGTCGAGCACACTCAATCAGCTCCGTGATGGGCAGTTCAAGCCTATGGAGCTGGCGCCGCGCAGTCGTCGCGGCCAGTTCATGCGCATCACGTTCGACCCCTCCGTACTCGACGAGCGTAAGTACAAGTTGGTGCCGAGGTTCGACCCTGCTCTCCCCGACGACCTGCCTATCCGTGCGCAGACCGCTCGCCTCCTGCTTGACCCGCGCAACCCGGTCATGTCGCTTGAGAGCGTGCTCGAACTCGTCTTCATGCACCCGGACGCGCAGGGTGAGATGAAGCGCATCTTTAAGGACATCGGGCGGCGCGACCCGGTCATCGTGCTCGAACAGCTTGCACAGGCGTTCGAGGAGGATGGGTGGCCTGAGATGGCCGCTCGCCTACGTGACCAGGAGTTCGTGCAGGTAGCGGTGCAGTCGATACAGCAACAGCAGGTGCTCGCTCAGATACAGGCGATGAGTGGTCAAGCAGGTGGTCAGGGTGGGCCGCAGGGTGGTGTGCCAGGCCCGCAGCCCGGCGCCGGTCAGGGGCCAGAGATGCAACTCCCGCAGGGCGGTGGGAGCGAGCCGAACGACGCACTTGCGACGATGGCAGGTGGGCAGGGAGGTAGGCCGTAATGTCATACTGGGGAGAGGGAGAGTTCGACCGATTGATGAGTCGGATGAACAA